CTTTTGTTCACGTAAACTGGCTCGTTAGGGTAAAACACAAAATAGGTTTTATAGACATAGTGGCTATTGCAAATATAAGGTTAGAGTATATGATTAGGTAAAAACACACAGAATGCAAGAAAATCATGGAGAATGATATGAAACTACCTGGCTTACCTGCTACTCGTGCTAAACAGGTAGAAAAGAACAAAATACGGCAATTTGAGGATGAAACAGCACAAAGTTCTGAGGTTCTTATTGTAGACAGAACGAAACTGAGTGTAAAGGATGGTTATCCAAATTTTGTTAGAACTAAAAAACAAATAGATTATTATCAAGAAATGTATGAAACAACAGTTTGTAACGGCACCATATTAAAAAGTGTTGATTTATATGGTTTGGGAATACTTGCTATTAATCTTGCGCTCATTGACGAATGCAACCTTTCTATATTCAATGACGGTCTGAACATGGAGTACAAAGGTGATCGTAAAATGATCTCAAAGAGAAACCCTGCATTAGATGTATTAAAAGATGCTCAAACTGCCGTAAGGTTCTATCTTAAAGAATTTAATATGACACCTGCAAGTCGTAGTAGGATACTTGACCCAAGTGGTCCAATGGGCAAACAGGATGATGGATTTGAAGAGATATAATTATGAAAAGATCAAGGTTAGAAAGAACAGATAAGTTTCATAGTAGAAACAGAAAATCACGTGTTAATACTCGCGGTAAAATACCTGCTGCACCTAACGGACCAGGACAAAGGATAATTAACTCTAACCCACCGAAACCAATAGGGCCAGAAAATCAAAACATAAAAGCCATAAGCATAAACACAGACGTATTATATGTTTTGTTAGTCTCATTGTTGGTTTACTTTTTATTCAAGTTCGGTTGTCAATTGGTAAGTTCATAAATGGCAGCTAAAACAATAAGTCAATATGCCTATCCTGATCTCGTAGTAGGGGATCAAGACTATAGATGGTGCCACCGGTATGCACACGATGTTGTCAATGGTGCAATAATAGCCGGTAAATGGATTCGACTTGCTTGTAAGCGTCACTTAGATGACTTAGAACGAAATGATGTTCACTTCGACATTGTTTCTGCGAAGTCGGTTGTTAAATGGTTCAAATTCGTGCCTATTACCGATGGTGTCAATGTAGGTAAACCAACCATACTGTTACCATGGCAAATATGGGTTGTGTGCTGCCTTATGGCTTGGAAGAACACTGCAACCGGATTTAGGAAGTATAAATCAGCTTATGTACAAGTCGGCCGTAAAAATGGTAAGTCAACATTAGCCGGTGGGTTAACTCTTTACATGATGTATAAGGCACCGTTCAAACCAAGGACGTATAGTGTCGCTACGAAGAAGGACCAGGCAAAAGAATTATGGTCTGCAGCACATACGATGGTTAAACTATCTCCGCGTTTAAAACAACAATTCTTAGCTAGAACCAACGACATATTAATGCCAGCTAAGGAAGGGTACTTCAAACCTTTAGCCAGCGACAGTGACAGTTTAGACGGGCTAAATCCTACGATGGTAAATTTAGACGAATGCCATGCAATTAAAAAGCGAAACTTATATGATGTAATGGTGTCTGCTTTCGGCGCCCAAGATGAAGGGTTGATGTTAACCATCACCACTGCAGGGACAATATTAGACGGTCTTTGTACGACTTTAAATAGTAATGGTAAACAAGTACTTGAATTAGGTCTTGAGCAAGATTCTTATTTTTATGCCATATATGAAATTGACACAGATGATAAGAAAGATTGGCAAAAAGAGAAAGTTTGGTACAAAGCCAACCCCGGCTTAGGTTATCAACCCAGATTAACCTACATGCACGAACAATCATTAGAATCAGGCATGTCTAGTGAGCAAAAGATAAACTTCCTGACCAAACACTTGAACATATTTGTTTCTGGCTATGATAAATGGTTAGAAATGGATGAAGTTTATAAATGCAAGTTTGATAAGACTTATTCAGATTATGCTGGTAGAAAGTGTTACGTTGGTATCGATAGGTCAAAGAACGATGATTTAACATCCATGTGCATGATGTTCCCTAATGATTTATTTACTGCTAGTGATGGTTCAGAAACAAAAGAAGGTGGTGTCGATTGTTTCTACATAAACTTGCTACCAAGAGCAACAGTCGAAAAATCCACTGACTTGTTAAAGAAAACATACATGAAAGCGATAGAAAATGGTAACTTACAATTGGTTGATAGTGCCACTATATTAAATCGTCATATTGATAGTATCGTAGAATGGGCCATAACGAACTTTGATGTTGAAATGATAGGTTACGATCCGTGGCATATGTCTGAGTTAGCAATTGAATGGGAGGATAAACAATACCCTGTCGTTGCAGTGTCACAAGGTACAGGAAATATGTCAGAACCGGCTAAAAAATTAGAGGGATTGATTAAAGAGTCAACCTTCCGCTATAATGACTTTTTATTTGAGTTTGCGGCCCAGTGTGCAATGTCAAAAATAACTGACCAGAACAACATGAAGATCGTGAAAGATTCGGCAAAAACTGATAAAATCGATCCAATAATTGCGACAATAATTGCATTGTCATGCGCTACATTGCAAAAACCTGTTGACGAAAATCCATACGATAAACGGGGTTTGATATGCGTCTAATACCAAATTGGCTGCGAAGTGAAAAAACAGCATTGCAATCGCAGATTAAAGATTTGACAAACCAAGTGGAAAAGTCAAAAGCATTTGAAGAACAGTTTGCGGATCTCATAAGACCTAAAACGTTTGCTGGTGAAAATGTCACTGTTGATCGTGCGATGGGGTATGATGTTGTTTATTCTTGCATACGTGATAAGTCAGAATCAATCGGACAAATACCTGTCGTATTAAAACGCAATGGTGTAAGGATTGACGAAAACAAGCGTGAACATAAAATATTTGCAGTAAAACCAAACGATTATATGACTATGCAAGACTTTGTTGAATTTTATGTAACTTCGATGGAGACTTTAGGTAATTTTTATGCACTACCTATTCGCAATCAGTTTGGTAATGTCGCTGAGATAATTCCTTTTCGGTATCAAAGAAATGTAATAACAGAGTTTGATACCAATGGTAACGTTTATCATACATACGTTACTAACGATGGTAGACCAGGCATGAGATTCGCTGGTGATGATATAATTCACATAAAATTAAACAGTTTGAATGGTTTAAAAGGTTTATCGCCGATAACCACAAATGCAATGTCATTAGGTGTAGGTCTAGCGCAAGAAACTTATCTTGGTTCGTTGATGCAAAACTCTGCCATGCCAAGGGGAATACTCTACACAGATTCAGTATTTAAAGAAGAAAGTAGCGTTGAGAGGTTGCGTGGCCAATGGAAAGAAAGTTTCGGTGGTGCAAAAAATGCAGGTAATACACCACTGTTAGAAAACGGAACAAAGTATTTAGGTATTGGTTTATCTCCTGCAGACAGTGAGTTGATCGAACAGAGAGTATTCAGCAAAGTAGGTATTTGCGCTATATTTCGCGTACCACCCCATAGAGTAGGTGTACTTGAAGCCGCTAAGTACACAACCCTCGAAGATAACAACAGAGCGTACCTTAGAGACTCTTTAATACCGTTGATAACCAAACTTGAAGCTGCAATGAATATTGTCGCTGACGGCAAGTTTAAGTGGTCTATGGACGTTACGAAATATGCTCGCGGTGATAGATTATCTCAAGTTGAAGCATTATCAAAAGAGTTCTCAACCGGTGCTATTAGCATGGGTGAAATGCGTGAAGATTTAGGTCGTGATAGAATTGAAGGTGATGATGTTCACGCAATAGATACAAACAACTTTACGTTTGGTAGACTAACAGATATAGAGAAGTTGCAAGAACAAAATCGATTACTTGCTCAACAAGGTAACAACCAAGACGAACCTAGTGATCCTGAACCAAAGCCAGAGGATGTACCAAATGAATAAATTAAACATGGATTGCCAAATCAAAACGGTCAGTGGTACCAGAAAGTTTACCGCTTATGGTAACGTCAAAAATGTTGAGGATCTAGCAGGGGATGTAGCCCTTGATGGTTGTTATGCTGAGTCGATAAAGATCCATAAACAAAAAGGCACCGCACCTATTCTGTTTTGGGGTCACAAGCACGATAGTTTACCGATTGGTGGTATCGACACCTTTGAAGAAGATTCAAAAGGGTTTTTAATTGAGGGTGATTTTGCACCTACCACAATGGGTAAAGATATTGAGATATTAGCCGAACGCGGTGATATAAAAATGCTCAGTATGGGTTATAACGTACTTGATGAAATGTATGATGCTAAGAAAAACGTAAATTATTTAAAATCGGTCCATGTAAAAGAAGTTTCGTTTGTAAACTTCGCATGTAACGAAGATTCCGTTATGGTTTCTATAAAGTCACAAATGGCAGAAGGTATATTACCGTCTGTACGTGAAATAGAAAGATTATTGCGTGATGGTGGTATGAGTAGAAAACAGGCAATGGCTATTTGCAGTGCTTACAAACCTAAAACTGAAAAAGCAAAATTTGACCTAGCTGAATTACAAAGATATACTTTGTTCAAATAATAGTGGGACACTATTAAACATTGTTGGGATAACGATGATTCGAAATCATAACTTAACTTTATTTAATAGGAGTCCATCATGGACGAAGAATTAAAAGCCTTGCTACTAAAAGCACAAGAAAACCTTGATGCTACGCAAGCAAAATACACCTTACTACTTGCCAAACAAACCGATGCTGAAACCAAAGGTGAAGAAATTGCCACACAGTTTGCTACGCAAGCTACTACTCATGCTGAAGCTATGGATGAAATGAAGAATGTTGTTGCTGATCTTAATTTAAAGATTAAGTCACAACGTATTCCTGGTACGAAGTTGACCAAAGGTGATATGGATGTTGCTATTCAAAAGTCACTTGGTTCGTTCATGCGTAATGGTACTATCGATAAAACTAAATCTGTTGAAGAATTTAGAATCCACATGGTTGATGGTGTTAAAAATGCACTAAACTTGACTGAAACTAGTTTCGGCTTGGAATCAGTTGATGAAGTTTTATCGGCTGCAATCATAGAACGTGCGCGTGAGTCTTACCCAATTGTAGGTCAAGTTGGTGTACGTAATATGCCGCGAGTATTGCGTGAAGAAGTGTTAATTTCATTTCCTTCTGTGCAAAAAGGGTTGGAAAGTGTCGCTGGAACAGATATTGCCGAAACTGATGTTCAAGCGTATGGTGAAGTGTTAAATCACATTGCCAAACTTAATGCTAAACCACGTATTACAGATGAAGCAATGATGGGTAGTGACTTAGACTTGTATGGTCAGTTAATGCGATTACTTGACGAAGAAATGGGCCGTTACATTGGTTTACAAATATTGTTTGGTGATGGTAGTTCAAAGGCCATGCGCGGAATACTATCTAGTAATCGTATTAACATTACAAACGGTACGGGTGAATCATTTAAACCTACGTTTGGTAACGGTTCGCGTGATCTAGACTTTTACCCTGTCATTGGTACTGGTGTTTCAGGTGATGTACCAGCAACAGACAAAGAGTTAGTTGACTGGTTGATTGACTTCACAACAGCGTTACCAAGTAAGTATCTTAATGGCGCTAAGTGGGAGTTTAATCGTAAGTTTATGAACCGTATTATGAAGGTTCGTGATGCTGATGACCGTCCTATCTTTGCTGCAGGTTATATGGGTGAGACATTATCTTTACTTGGGTATCCAATTGTACTTGATGATGACATGCCTAATTATACGGTTGCCAATGCACCATTTTTGATTTTTGGTAAAATCAATGAAGCATTCTTTATGTCACCAGGTGCCATTGATAAGTTCTTACCAGATCCTTATTCTGTAGATGGTTGTACAGTAATGAAAATCGACAAAGAATTTTACGAGATCGTTGGTAAAAATGATGCTATTATCATAGGTGCTGCGACTACCGCTGGCCCTGCGTAATAAGTTTATTAGTTAATTATAAGGGGTACTGGTAAAACAGTTGCCCCTTTTTTATTGGAAGATTTACAATGTTTAGTAAAATAGTAGATAGGATAAACCCGCTTACCGTCATAACAGTTGATGAAGCAAAAGACCATCTAAACATTGTCGATTTTTACGATGATGATAGTTATATTGAGTCATTAATTTTAGCTGCTAGTGATATTGCAGAGAAATATACAAAACGTCTTTACAGTAGTTGCAGAATAAAAATACAAGTCGATCCAGTGGCTTCAAGTTTCTTCTTGCCTTACAACCCAATTCAAAGTATTGAAACAGTATTATCAGGTGAAACTGTTATCACTCACTCTTTTAACAGCTTTTCTGAGCGAATGACTATCAGTAAAATACCCAAGGATGCTGATCCTGTTATAGTGACTTATATTGCTGGCTACGTGACACCACCTGAGATAGTAAAACATGCTTGTAAGATTATTGTCGCTGATCTTTATAACGTAAGAGAGAGTCATGTGGACGTTAAAATGACAACTGTTATGTTTAATGCACTGAGGATATTGAACTAATGCAAGCAGGTAGAAAAAGACATGTCGCTTATATTCTAGCTATACCAAAAGAGTTAGATCAGTTTGGTAAACAAAAACCACCTGAAAAAGTATTTAAGCTAAGATGTAATGTTCAAATAATTAGTGGTACTGAGATCATAAAAGCTGGATTTGCAATAACTAGTGAATATATCAGCGTGTTGTGTAACTTTGATAAAAGAGTCAGTCAAAACAATTTGTTTGAGTGGAAAGATGGTACCTACAATGTAGATATGGTTAAACCGGATGACAAAGAAAAAGATATGATCATAACCGGTAGCAGGGAGTTCTAATGGCTGTAAGCATAACAATTCAAGGCATGGAAGAAATAAACTCACAATTAAATGTGTTTGAGCAAGATGTTGCTGAAATGGGTAGATTAGCGATAAAGCAATCAATGGCTCAAGTTGAAGCTGCAGCTAAGTCTAACGCTCGGTCTATGTTGACTATGAACTATTCAAACGACAAATTAATAAATCTTATTTCTTCTACTGCAGTAATTGGCAAAGACGGTCAACCGGCTGGCAGTGTAGGTGTATTTACTAACATGCCTGGCGTTGATATAGCTAACCAATATAAACCCTCACCATTGGTCGCTTTCTGGCTACAGGGTGGTGTACAGAAACACTCACTATCATCTGGTTCTAGGACCGCTACGCGAGAAACATTTAGGTCAAGAGCTAGGGATTCAAAAGGTCAAGACAGAGAACCGATGCACCCTGGTATTTCACCTAAACCATTCTTAGACAATGCGTGGTCATCAAATGCAGCAAGTATTACTGACATAATTATTGAACAATTAAATAAGGTTGGTTAACCGTGAAATTAATAGCTTTACAAAGACTTTTGTTAGCGTTAAGACCTGTTAATGCTTACTTAGATAATGTGCCTGAAAATGCAACATTACCTGCAGTCAGTTACAAGCATTTGAATCATAATTTCACTACGCTGTTAGACGGTAGTAAAACAGGTAAGTCAGATAGGTGGGAATTGAAAATAGTAACAGTAGATGACGCTGATATTGAAATGCTTGTAAATCAGCTAGAAACGTTACATAATTCATCTAATAGTGATTACCAGCGTATATTTGTTACAGTTGGTAGCATTGGTACAAAAGTGAAAGATCAACCCTTTAGATCGACCACTGTTAACATTCAAACATACGAGGTATAAATCATGTCACTTGAAGCAATATTAGCCGCTGGTACAATCGTTAGCTTTAGCTTAGATATAGAAACCCCAACTTACACACCGATCCCAGGGGTTATATCTGTTGGTGCGTTAGGTATAACTAGTGAAGCAAAAGCAAAAACTACTTTAGCTGATCGACAAGTTAAGTACGGTTCTGGTCTGCGTGATGCGCCAGATAAATCGGTAAAAGGTCAACTGTTTAGTTCTTCTACTGAGCAAAAAGCGTTTATAACTGCATGTAAAGCTGAAAAAGAAATGCTAATAAAAGTAGAG